CTGTGTTTGTTATAACTTTTCTTTCCACCTTCTTGACCTGCTTTTCTTTTTCCGAACGTAGACTTTTCGCTACTTCCTGCAACTTTTGGTTTTGCCATTTTTTTAACCTAGATTTTTGATTTTTTTATAAGCTTCGGCAACCTTTGTTTTTAGTTTGTCTATTGACTTTTTTGTGTGAGACTTAGCTTCGTAGTAAGGTCCGTTTGGAAATTCTTCCTTTAATCTAGTCGAGTAGTCCAATATCTTGTTCGCCTCGTCTAATTTCTTTCTTACTAGCTTAATAGCCTCGTTGTATTGTTGATTTTCGTCCCTAGTTTTAGTTTCTTTTTTGAATCTATTGTAGTTTTCGAATAATTCTTTGTATATAAAGCCTCCCTTAGTTGGTCTGTTAGGTATTTTAGGCGCTGCAGTCCAACCCCATTTGTCTTTAACGTAATTCTTAGCTTTACCGGCTACCAATTTAGGCTCAACGTCCTTTGGAGCTTTTGTTTTCTTTTCTTGAACCGTAGTTTGTGTACCTTGATATCTTTGAGAGTAGTCTTTTGACTCTTTCTTTGCTTTTTTAGCGTAAGGACCTGCGTATTTTTTCTTTGGAACGTCCAAACCTGGAGCGTATTGCTCGCCAGTACCGGCAGAAAAGCTAGCGCCAGTTCCAGTTGCTGTACCACCGCCGTCTTCTTTTAACGATCCTGGTTGTGGTTCGTATCCCAAAGTAATATTGGGTCTCATTTCGTTCTTAATCTCTATGTAGTCCATAGGTTTGCGAATGTATTGAGACGCTTGGTCTACGAAAGCATCGAAATCGGCGTTCTTCATTACGTAGTAACCTGATCCTGAACCGTCTATAGGTCTAAATTTCTTCTTGTAATCGTTGTTCAATAAAGTAGCTAAGCCTTCGTTGCTAATAGAAAATACAACGTCTGGGTGTTGATCTTCCGATAGCATCTTTTGCGTCATGAATTGAAGTGACCATGCTTTCTTCATTACTTAACTGATTTTAATTCGTCTATTAAATCGTAATACTGTAAAATGCTAGTGATTGTTTCGTCTTTAACTCCAATGTTTTCTTTGATTGGAGATATTAGCTTAATTACTTCGTTCAATTTAATGGAAATTACCGGGCTTTCTACCGATTTGGATAAAGAGATCAACTCTTTCTTAATAGAAGACAATCTTTTGTTCAAAGATTCTTTTAATGTAGTGGTATCTGAAATGCTTGAGATGTATTCTTTTAATAATCCCTTTTGCTTTGTTGAAAGAGTTCCGTACTTGTCGTTGAATTTCTCTACTAATATTTTGTAGGTCATCAATCTAATCTCTTTGTCCTCTTTCATCAACTCTTCCACTAGAGAAGCAGGAACTTTTTTGTTTTTGATATCCTCTCTGCTGATTTTCTCTAACAATGTAATTTTGTTAGCAACAAGCTGTTTTGTGTCAGATTGCTTTGAGTATTGAGATTCGAATATTGTGTATATTGAAGCGTAAGATTTGTAATTATCCACTTTAGCCTTAAAGAATTCTTCCAACTTGTAATGTCTTTTGATCTCTTTAATTAAGTTGTACTTCAATCTGTTCGTAGTTTCGAAATCGATCTTTTTGTATTGATCCACTACAGTAGAAATAAGTACTTCTGCCTTTGATTCTGTTAATTTCTTGCTAGTAACTAATGTATTATACAAGTTGTACTCTTTACCAAGGTCAGTATTGGTAAAGTACTTTTTCAATATTTTTACCGCTTTGGAATCCTTGTTCTCCAAAAGATCAGCTGTAGTTTGTCTAACAAGTAATTCAAAAAGAATTCCAGTGTTGCGATATTTAGAATGTTTTACTGCCATAGTGTTTGTAAATCGGCTACCAATAAATATGTTATTATTTTTCTGAGTCTTCTATAATGTTACTTTCGTCCAGTGTAGTGGATTCGAATAAATTTACCTTTCTGTCAGGGAACATTTTCTTTAAAGCTCCTTTGTATTGGTTGAACAAAGCTTTGGTATGAGCCGTGCCTTCCATATTCAATGGTCCGCCCTTAAATTTAGGTTTGAAACTGTCTTCTCCGGTCTCTGCGTTTGCTTTAAGATCGTAAGATCCCAATCTGTCGCGGCCAAATGGAGAATCGTCAGTAGCGTAAGTAGATTTGTACTTCTGAGGTCTTCCAGGAACTTTTGTTGGTCTGTTTGGATCCAATTCGTCGTATCCTGAAGGTACGTCTAGGCTACCATCTTGTTTACCACCGTACAAACTAGCCAATTGGTGAGGCGTACCGAACGCTTGGCCTGTTTCAACAGGGTCGTTTCCTTCCTCTTGAATTTGTTTGTATCTAAACTTGCGTTTTTGGTCCTCGATGATCATGTCTTCCATTTCACCAAACTCATCTTCAGAGATATGGAATACGTTCTTCCAGATATAGTCTCTTGGTAAGCTCGCAGCTTCAGAAGCTTGGTTAATTAAGTCGACTTTCTCCTTCAACATAGACAATCTTTCTTGTTCGTATATGATAGAAGGTCCAGTCAAGCTCAATTGGAAGTTCGCCATTGATTCGTCTTCGTAGCCGTTAGCGTACAAGTGAACTAATGCGATCTTCTTAAGCTCAGATACTATAATTCTTTGGATTCTTTCGATCGTTCTAGCAAAACGAATATCTTCAGCCGCTAAAGTTGCTTTACCGGTTAAGTCCTTTTCGTATCCCATGAACGCTTTAGGAATCTTTAACGCAGCAAATACTTTTTCTCTGAAGTATTGTACGTCTTCGATACCGTTGTAAGTCAAACCAGGGATTGTATCGATTCTTGTAGTGTCTCCGTTACCTCTGAATGGAATAAAGTAGTCTTCTAACATGTTTTGTACGTTGTACATCATGTTGTATTGACCTGTAGAAGGGTCCACTAATGGAGTCTTCTTCATTTTGTTCATCATTCTTTGAACGTAGTTCTCAACTTCAGCAGGAGGAATAGCACCAACGTTAACGTAGTACGCTCTTTTGTCCGGAGCTCTTACGATTCTGTGGATAAGCATTGCATCCTCGATCAAAGTGTATTGTTTGAATAGCTTTCTTGCGTTTTCTAAGTAAGACTTTCCATAAGGTAAGTAGTTTACGTCTCCGGTAAATCTAAAGTGAGCCATTTCGTAGTTATCGAACCAAATTCCTGGATCTTGATTGTTGTAAGCCGAAGTGTAACCAGTGGTTGCACCTAAAGCTGCGTTAGGATCGAATTTGAATCTTACCTCGTTTGGATTGTGAGGATTAAAACCTTCCTGCCTAACGATATTGTAAGCCGAGAACGGAACAACGTTGTAAATACCGAAGTTCTCAGAGATTTCCATCTTTAAATAGAAGTCACCGTACTTACACATGTTTCTAACCCAACCCCAAAGATTGAATTCTATGTTTAATACTGAGTAGAATAATTGCTCAAGTAAGTTTTGTATGTTTTCGTCAGCCGAAGTGATGTGTAATAGAGTTCCGTATTCGTCTTTTAGCGTACATTCGTCTGCAATAATATCCAAAGCAGATGAAATAATAGCGTCTGTGTCCATGGCATCGTAATCCGCGTATATTTGTACACGAGCGGATTGATAGTTCTGCGCCAAGTTTAGATTAACGCCGTAAGCAGTAGACGTAGTGTATACTTTGTGGAATCTATCGATTAAAGAGTTAGTTTGGATAACACCGTTCGCTTGGATATTATCAGTATCCATTACGGTAATACCGCCTCCTTTGGTTCCTGTGTTTCTAATAATCACATCGGTGGAGAATAGTCTCCTAAGCGATGCGAATAGATTGTCTTTTTGTACTTCTGCCATAATATTTTTTTAATCTATCCTAATAACCAGGTTAAATCTTGTGAATAATCTCCTCCAGGTGCTGATATGTTCATCTGCCATGGATTTTGAGCGTTAGACACGTTAGAATTGTAGAATCCTTGCTCCGCAGAGCTCTTACCTATATTGTTCATAACAGATACCGTTAGGCTATCTGCAGCTTTTTTGTATCTTACCGAAGTTTCTCTTAAGAACATTGCGATAGCGAAAGCCATTACCAAGTCATCGTTGTATCCCTGCATGGCCTGTTGCTTACCGTTCTTCCATATAAATACTCTCAACTCGTCCAATAGTCTTATAGATCTGAAAGTTACTTGCTTGTTTTCTACGAAATCACGCATCTTTTCAATAACGTTCAATCTTATTTTGGTCGCCATGGTGAAGCCAGGAACCAGGGTATTGTTACCATTATGAACTGTCAAATAAGTCTGGAAATCAGCACTATTATCAGCTCTGTGACTGTAGTGCATGTTATTGTATCCAGTTTCCAACACGGATTGGATTACGTCCCAACCAATATTGGCATTTTCTATCACCAAAAGTGCTCTATTGTACTTGGTGGCTATAGAAACTAGTTCGTTTGCAAAGAATCTTGTGTCTATTTGAGCCTTGTACTCTGCAACTTGGGTCAATGTATCCACGTCAATCACATGATAAGTGGAATAGTCCATCCCGTCTCCTCTGGCAACGTCGGCAACCACCATATAGTATCTCATCGGATCGGGATATTCCCACACCCATAGAGCTCTATCGAGTCCCTCTCTATTAAGAGGCTCTTTGATGCAGTTTTCTTGATACCAGTTTAAAATGTCGGGTTCAATTACGGTATTACCTGAGGTAGCAAAGTCGCAATCGCACTCTTGAGCGGCCATTCTCACACCAAGATCTATGTCCTGTTGCTTTCTCCATTCGATATCTCTTTCAGGGTGAACTGTCCAAGGTAAAGATATGGGTAAAAAACCGTTCTCTTGCTTTTGTGCTTTTGTATAAGTGCTATGAAACCAGTTACCAACACCGTTTGGAGTGGATAACGCTATACAACCTCCCCCTGTCGCCAAGGTCATCTTAGCAGCTGTGTAAATTGTTTCGATATTATCAATGAACGCGGCCTCATCTATTACTAACAGAGTCACGGCTTCAGAACGACCTGCGTCACTTGCTGCCGATACAGCTTTAATTTGAGAACCGTTGCTCAATCTAAGACTAAGTTGGTTATTGGATACTGACTTAGCGATTTTTCTCATCCAATCGGGCAAGTTATCGTAAGCGAATCGTACTTTAGTAACCATGTTCTTTGCAGTGTCCTGCTTTGTTGCGATTACAAGTACGTTCTT